TCTATCTGGGTGGCTCAGTTGGTTGGTACTGAGGTCAGATTACTTGACTACTACGAGAATCATGGGGTGGGTTTAGACCATTACGTTAAGTGGATTAAAGATAACGACTACTCAAAAGCAGAGCATATTCTGCCCCATGACGTAAGAGTTAGGGAGTTAGGCACAGGTAAAAGCCGACTAGAGATGCTTGAGGATTCAGGGTTAGAAGTCAAAATAGCCCCGAGGATGGGACTAGACGATGGCATCCAAGCGGTTAGAAGGTTGCTTCCAAGGTGCTGGTTTAATGTACCAAAAGTGCAAACAGGACTGAACTGCCTGAGAAATTACCGCAGAGATTACGATGAGAAGCGTAAGATATTCTATGAAAGACCACTACACGATTGGTCTAGTCATGGCTCTGATTCTTTCCGTTACTTAGCCCTTGGATTGGATGAAGGTCATTCAACGTGGTCTAAGCCTATTAACTCAGCACCGAAGTGGATTGTATGATTGTTGAACGACAAGGCGTTAATTTAGCCCCTAAAGTAAAAGAACTTGAATTGCGACTCGAAATGTTGGAAAATGTGGTAAAAGTATTACAATCGGATAAACCCCGAATGGGTCGCCCTCCAAAGGACAAAAATGGAACAGAACGACTTGAAATCAATCCTACAAGCAGAGATTGATGATGCTATTGGATTTATTGAAAGCGAGACTGTTGACCAACGCAAACAGGCTTTAGAAGCATATCTCCGTCAACCTTACGGAAATGAGGTTGAGGGTAAGTCTCAAATCGTTACTGGTGAAGTGGCAGAGGCGATTGATGGTGCTTTGCCTAGTCTAGTCCGTATCTTTACAGGCTCAGACAATATCGTAGTCTTTGAGCCACAAGGCCCGAGGGATGAAGCATCCGCAAAACAAGCGACAGACTACTGTAATTGGGTGTTCAATCGAGATAATGAAGGCGTAGCTATTCTGCACGATTGGTTTAAGGATGCCTTGCTACAGAAGAACGGCATCGTAAAAGCATATTGGGAAGACAAAGAAGACATTATCAAAGAGCGTTACTTTGACTTATCAAACGATGAGTTAGCAATGCTGATGTCTGACGAGAGCATGGAGATTGTCGAACAAGATACGACAGAGTTTCCAATATTTGACCCTAATGGACAACCAGTAATTGACCCTATGGGTATGCCTGTCATGGGTGCTACTCATAACGTGGTAGTGCAGAAGAAAAAGAAATCAGGCAAGGTAACGATTGAGAACGTGCCTCCAGAGGAATTTCTGATTAGCAAGAAGGCTAGAACTATTGCTGATTCACCTTTCGTAGCCCACAGACAAATGTTAACTCGTAGCACCTTAGTGGCTATGGGGTTTAACAAGAAGCAGGTAGAAGGCTTGCAGATGGGTGATGCTTTGGCGTACACACCAGAGCGTGTGGCTCGTTACTCCGCAGGTGAGCAGCCTTACCAAGTTCAGACTGATGACCCATCAATGCAAGAGATTGAAGTCTTTGAGTGCTATGTCAAAACTGATATAGACGGAAAAGGCATTGCTTCATTGGTTCAAGTGTTCTACGCTTCTAACGAGATTCTTGAGGACGAGAAGGGTAAGGAGATGGTTGAGGAAGTGGACTATGTTCCTTTCCACTCTATTTGTCCTATCCCTATCCCACATAAGTTCTTTGGTAATTCACTAGCCGATAGAACAACAGACATTCAGTTAATCAAGACGACTATCACTCGTCAGATGTTGGATAACTTATATCTGACCAACAACGCACGAGTAGTAGCCGTGGAAGGACAGGCAAATTTAGATGACCTACTTACATCTACTGCTGGTGGTGTTATTCGTGTTAAGTCTCCGAACGCTGTTCAACAACTTGTAGTTCAGAACGTAGCAAATCAGGCTTTCCCAATGCTTCAGTATTTGGATACTGTTCAGTCTAAGCGTACAGGCGTTAGTGATGCTTCACAGGGTTTAGACCCATCTATCTTGCAGAATGTCACGGCAGCAGCAGTAGCCTCGATGCAACAAGCTGGCGCAGGTAAGATTGAACTGATGGCTAGAATCTTTGCTGAGACAGGCGTTAAGTCATTGTTTAAGGGTATCTTGCACTTGCTTTGTAAGTATCAAGATAAGGCTCGTTTGGTGCGTATGAGAGGAGAATTCGTAGAGTTTGACCCTCGTACATGGGCTAACCAATACGATGTGTCTATCAACGTGGGTCTGGGTGCAGGAAATCGTCAGGAACAGATGGCTATGTTGTCGATGGTTCTTGCTAAACAAGAGCAGTTGATTGCTCAGTATGGCCCTGCCAACCCTTACGTTTCACCTGCTCAGTATCGTGGTACTTTGGGACGCATGGTAGAGATTGCTGGTTTTAAAGATAGTGCTGAGTTCTACAAAGCGATTACACCAGAGCAAGACCAAGCGTTAAGTAATCCTCCTCCTCAACAACAGCAGATGCCTCCAGAAGTTCAAGCATTGATGGCTAGGACTCAGGCTGAGATACAAGCCAACCAAGCTAAAGCACAAGCTGATTTGCAGATGCAACAACAACAAATGCAAGCAGATTTGCAGATGGCTCAACAGAAGGCTGGTCTTGATATGCAGTTAATGCGTGAGAAGGAAGCGTCTAAGTTGCAACTAGAGCGTGAGAAGCAACAGGCTTATTTTGCTTTAAAGCAACAAGAGTTTGAAGCAGAAGCACAATTGAAAGCAATGAAGATTGGTGCTGGCATAACATCTAACGTAGAGATTAGGGGTTAATCATGGCTATCTCTGATGCAATGCGCTATCGGATAAACACAGGTGGTTCTGCTGAAGACCTTTATGCAACCATCCGTGATTTTCTAGCTTCTAGTCCAGATGCCGCAACTACTCAAGCAGCTATGGCTCAGTATGGAATCTCTGGTGAAGACGTAGCCAATGCAACTGGTGGTAAGTCAGGCGGTTTGCTTGGTGGGAACATTTTGGCTGGTGCTAGTTGGAATAGCCTTAATACTGCATTGCCAGAACAACTAACACAAGCAACTGGTCAAGCTACATCTAACTATGCGGTAGGTGGTGCTACGACTGCTGACACTCTCAATCAGCTAAATACTTACCTAGCAGGTGGTGGTCAGTTTGACTCTAACGCTACTGTGTTCTTGCAAACAGGTGGAGTTGATTTTCTACAAGGCGTAGATAAAGGAACTATCAAAGACAACATAAACCAGATTGTTAAAACTTTGGGTGACCAAGGTGTTAATGTTGTCCTTACTGGTTCTCCTTATGCTGCGTCTATCAATGATGTGGTGACAAACAACTTTGACCCTAAAGTTGACCCATTATTTAACGAGATTGCTAAAGAAAATAAGAATGTTGCTTTAGTAGGCGTACAGGGTGAGATTCTGCAAAACAAGAAGTTGTTAGTAGATGCTTTGCACACAAACGCAGAAGGAACAGCAGTCTATAACCAAGCTGTTATTGATTCTTTATCTCAGTTTAAGAATGATGTCCCATCTAGTACACCAGAGGCAATTAAGCAAGTACAAACATCAAACGTAGTTGCGACTACACCTGCACAGATTACACAGATAGCACAAACTGGACAGACTATGCCTGTAATACCAACTACCAGAGGTAAAGTTATCGAAGGCGATAACATTGAGCAACAGATTGCAGGTGTTCCTCAAGTTGTTTATGAAACACGAGTTGACCCTAATAACAAAGCTAATTGGCAGACAGTTAACCCTAAAACTGGCGAAGTAATTGATTCTGGTACTTTTGCAGGTGGTGGTGACCAAGGCTTGTTAGCCGCTTCTCGTCCTGTTCTTGCTTTGGCTGCCAGTGTTCTTGGTGCGCCTTATTTAAGCAATCTGATTGCAGGTGCTACTGGTCTAACTGGTTCTGCTTTGGCTGGTGCTACTGGCGCAACCATTGCAGGTGGTTCTACTGCTTTGACGGGTGGTAGTGCAGAAGACACATTAAAAGCCGCTTTATTGGGTGGTGGTGGTGCTTACGCAGGTAGTGCATTGAAGGACTATATTGCCTCAATGGATGTTCCTGTTAACTTTAACACGATGACTCCAGCGCAGATTGCTGATGCAACTGAGACTAACTTTATCAATGACTTGCAAAGAGCAGGTTTGACTAATGCTCAGATTGATGATTTCATTACTAATGCAGGTGGTACTGCTATTACAACACCAGTAGCAGTAAGCACACCAGTTACGGATGGCGGTACTGTTGCGATTACAGGTTCTGCGCCCACATCATTAAGCAGTGTATTAAACACAATAGCTACAATACCAGATGCAGGAACTGTTAAGGTAGAAGCACCAAAACAAGTTGACCAACAAACATTAAATGCTATAAATAACGCATTGATTACAAATGCACCAGAAACTGTAAAAATTACTGGTGATAGACCACTTACAGCAGACCAAGTAGTAAATTTATTGGCAACAACTCCTACTGCCCCTCCTGCCGTAACACAACCCATTCCGCAACAAACTATTATTGGTCAAAGACCATCTAGCATTACAGATGCTATTACTGCTGCAACAATTCCATTGATTCAGCCAACTACACCATTAGAAGTTCCTAAAATAACTGCTGAAAAACCAAAAGAAACTGACCCAATTAAGATTGCTCAGTTGGCTTTGTCTGCGGCTGGTTTGCTTGGTGCAGGTGCTGCTTTGTCTAATACTGGCACACCAACTGGATTCGATATTGTTCCTATTCCAGAAGATTGGAAGACTCCTCCTAAACCAACGACTGCACCATTTATTGCATTGCCTCCGATTAACTTTGGAGACAGAAACCTACTCATTGGGACGCAATGGGAGAAGTTCTTAGACCCTAACTATGGAAAAGTACCAGAGCCAGTTAAGTATTCACAACCCTCAAGCATGAGTTACAACGACTTAATGAGCATCTTGGGTAGCAAGCAGGGTATGCCTTCAGCAAGTGGATTGAGTATCAACGACATTATTTCTGGAATACAAAACCAATATGGACAAGCACCTGTTAGCACAATGGGCTAAAAACCTATTAAATGATGACTTTTTCAAAGAAGTATTAAATAATTTGAAAAATGAGCAGATTAGTGTAATAATTAACACAAGTGCAGAAGAATCTGATAGGCGTGAGGATGCTTATCGGCACATAAAGACATTGGAACTGATTACAGGACACCTAGAAGGTTTAGCCTCGGAAACTGTAATTAAAGAGAAGAAGTGGAAGATTCTGTAGCCTAAAAGCTACCCTCCGTCCAGAAGGTTTCTGGTGATTATTGAGATGACAAATGGAAAACACCAACCCACAAGGGAGTGAAAGCCTAAATGTAAACCAAGCCGCTTCAGCGTTTGAAAGTCTGATGGGTGATTCTGAGGAAGCCGAACAAGGCCAAGCCGAGGAACAGTCAGAGGAAATTCAAGAGACTGATGAAGTTGAGTATTCTGAAGAAGAAGAACAACCCAAGCAGAGATATAAAGTCAAAGCATCTGGTGAGGAAGTCGAAGTAGAACTAGACGAACTTATCAAGGGTTATCAACAAGGTACGGACTACACTAAAAAGTCTCAGGCTCTAGCTGAACAACGTAAGGCAATTGAAGCTGAACGTAATCATTTAGAGTATGTGAAACAAGAGCGACAAGCATATGCTCAGAAGTTGCAAGCGTTGGATAGCTTCCTTACGCAGCAACATCAGGGTGTGGACTTAGAAGTTCTAAAGGAAACAGACCCTATCGGTTATGCGGTAGCGGTAGCTGAACAGAGTCAGCGTGAGAAACAGTTAGCAGTAGTCAGGAATGAACAGCAACGCATTGCCCAACAGCAACAAGCCGAGCAACAAGCCTCTTTGCAAAACCATCTCCGTCAAGAATCTGAGAAGCTAGTTAGTCTGATTCCTGAGTTAGCTACGCCACAGGGTGATGCGGTACGGAAACAAATCCGTGACTATGCGAAGTCTGTTGGATGGTCTGACCAAGAACTCAGTTCCGTGTATGACAGTCGTGCTGTGCATACCTTGTATAAAGCAATGAAGTATGAGCAACTTCAAAAGAGCAAACCAGAGTTGAATAAGAAACTCCAGTCTGCCCCTAAGATGATGCGTTCTGGGACTTCTGCGCCTCCTACAAGGTCTTCACAAGATAAACAGGCTATGCAAAGGCTGCGTGAAACTGGAAAAGTTACTGACGCAGCCAGAGCATTTGAACGATTTTTATAAATTTTGGAGTATTAAATTATGGCTACCTATCAAACGTACACCGCTATTGGTCAGCGTGAAGACCTTTCGGATGTTATCTACTCGATTTCACCAACAGATGTCCCATTTATGTCGTCTATCGGCAAAACAAAGGCAACTGCTGTTTATCACGAGTGGCAAACGGATTCACTTTCCGCTGCGGTTTTAACGAACTACGCAGTCGAAGGGGCCACGGCATCTGATGCCACTATGTCTCCTACGACTCGTGTAGGCAACCGCACTCAGATTGCACAGAAGACTGTAAAGATTTCTGGCACTTTGCAATCTGTCGATAAGGCGGGCCGCAAATCAGAAAAAGCCTATCAACTTGCGAAAGCATCGGCCGAAATTAAGCGTGACATGGAGACTTCCCTGTTGAGCAACCAAGTTGCTACCAATGGTGATTCTTCTACTGCTCGTAAATTGGGTGGTCTGCAAGCATGGTTAGCTTCCAATGGTTCTTTTGGAACTAGTGGTTCTGCTGGTGCTTCTGGCACTACTGCTCGTACCAACGGCACAAACCGCACTTTCACAGAAGCCTTGTTGCAAACTGTTGTTAAGAGCGTTTACTCCTCTGGTGGCAATCCCAAAGTGTTGATGGTTAACCCTGCTCACAAGCAGACAGTTTCCGCTTTCACAGGTATTGCTGCACAGCGTTTCATGGCCCCAAGCAATGCGCCTACGACTATCATTTCAGCGGCCGATGTTTACCTGAGCGATTTCGGTGCAATTTCAATTGTTCCCAACCGCTTTATGACATCTACCAATAGCTGTGATGAAACTGCGTTTGTGCTTGACCCCGACATGGCTGCTGTAGCCTATCTGCGTCCTTTCCAGACCAACGAGTTGGCTGTAACTGGTGACAACGAAAGCACACAGTTGTTGGCTGAGTACACTTTGGAAGTTAAGAACGAAGCAGCACATGGCATCATTGCTGACTTGACACCTTAATCTAAGGTAACCCCGAAAAATGCCTCAGACTTAAACCTCTGGGGCATTTTCTTTTCTAGTCAAACTGATAGAATTGCACTATGGAAAACTTTAGACAAACTGCTGTTCATGCTGATGGCGAAGGTGGCATCATTATCCAGACTCGTCAGGATGTTTCTGACATTGTTGAGCAGAATAAAAAAGAATATAACTCGTACGATGAGCGAGCAAGATGGTCTGACCAACTATTTGGCAATAAAGTTGCATCCATTCCTATGACAGTTATTGATGACTTGAACAAACAAGGAATCATGCGTGGCTTTGCTGTTCTGGATGACAAGCGTTTTGCTGCTTGGTTAAATGACCCAATGAATCGTGCGTGGCGCACTAGAACTGGAGTGGTATGAGCCTCTCAACATATTCTGACTTGCAGACTTCAATAGCCAACTACTTGGCTAGGTCTGACTTAACTTCTCAGATTCCAGACTTTATTACATTTGCTGAAAACCGACTCCGTAGAGAGTTGCGTATTCGCCAGATGTTGAAATCCGTTACGACTGCTACAGTATCTGGTGACAATACCATTGAAATACCTGCTGACTTTTTGCAGGTGCGTGATTTTGTTGTAATGACAAACCCAATTCAGCCATTAAGTTACTCTAGTCCATCAGCATTGTCTAATGACCCTAGAACATCAGAAGTTGGTGTTCCTAAGTCTTACACTATTCTTGCTAATGACTTTCAAGTGTCTCCTCCTCCTGATGGTGTTTACACAGTAAAACTACTGTACTACTCTGCGCCAGCATACTTGTCTAGCAGTAATACAAGTAATACATTTTTGACAACAGCACCAGATGCTTTGCTCTACGCTTCTTTGATTGAAGCAGAGCCTTACTTAATGAATGACGCACGAATCAATACATGGGGAACTATGTATGACAGAGCGATTGCGTCCCTAACCAAGTCTGACGAAGAAGGTCAGTATTCTGGTGTTCCTTTAGCAATGAAACTAACTCCAAGGTGAAACTATGGCTGAACTTAGTAACTATCTCGAAAATGCGCTGATTAACGGCACATTGAGAGCAACAACGTACACAGCACCAACAACTGTGTACTTAGCCCTTTATACATCTGACCCAACAGACGCTGACACAGGTACAGAAGTATCTGGTACTAGCTATGCTCGTCAGTCAATTACATTTGGTGCGCCTAGCAATGGTGCAACTACCAACTCTGCTGCTATTGAGTTTCCTCAAGCTGGTGGCTCATGGGGTACTGTTGCCTATGTTGGTATTCGTGATGCTTCTACCGCAGGTAATCTGTTGTATCACACACCATTAGACGCTTCTAAGACTATTGCAACTGGTGATGTGTTCCGCATTGCTGCTGGTTCATTGAGCGTTACTTTAGCGTGAGATGGCTGACTTACTGCCTCCGTGGACAATTGACTCGCTAGACAATTTAAAGTCTAGCATTGATGACTTAACACTCACACTCGATAGTCCACTTTATGAAACCTCTGTAACCCTATGGGATGCCTATGGGTCTGTAACTGCGTCTGCAAGCGTTATAGCCGATGGTACTAGGGTTCAGTTTGGTAGTGGGGCAGTAGATGGTTCAGCGACTGTTACAGCAGATGCAGTAAGGGTTCAATACGCTAGTGCAAGCATTGAATGTTCTGCTAGTGCCTCATGCGCAGGAACTAGGGTACAGAACGCTACAGTAGGAATAGACGCAGTAGCGATTGTTATCTGTGATGCTATCCGTGTTCAGTTTGCTAGTGCAAGCGTTACCTGTAGTGCTGATGTAACTGCTGTTGGTGGCATCATCAAGGATGGCGTTGCCTCCGTTACTTGCGTAGCTACAGTTGTCGCAAATGGCGGTATTGTCGCTGAAGGTGTCGCAAGTATTACTGGTAATGCAACAGTAAGCGCAATTGGTATCCGTCAGCAAAACGCTTCTGCTAGTGTTAACGGAACATCTACAGTAACTGCTGATGCAATCAAGGTTAGAGATGCGATAGCAAGTGTTACGGCTAATGCAAACGTATCTGCACAAGCTAACGCTACATATGGAAATGTGATTGCGTTTACTGCGACTGCTACGATTACTGCTAATGGCGTTATCCTTGGTGACAATTGGACTCCTGTTGTCGTAGATGACAACACTTGGACACCAGTAAGCAGAGACACAAATACTTGGACAACAGTTTCAGTAGATTCAAATACATGGACACCAGTTGCTGCTAATGACAACGATTGGACAATTCAGTCTCAAGGAAGTAATACATGGCTACGACAAAACTAACTTTTGGTGAGTGGATGCCTGACCAACCTAGCGTGTCTGGTGCGTTGACTGACGCTAAGAACGTGGTTTCTCAGGCTATCGGTTATGGCCCATTCCCTGCGCCTGTGACGTTTTCATCGAGTAATGCTGCTGAGGATTTAACTTCACTCTACGCTGCCAAGCAACCCAATGGTGATACTGCCTTGTTTGCGGCTGGTTCTACCAAGATTTATACAGTAAGCGGTGTAGGGGCTATCACTCAGGTTAAAACTGGCATGACAACTGGTGCTAACGATAGGGTTCGTTTTACTCAGTTTGGCAAGACTGTAATCACTACAAACAATGCTGAAAGACTCCAAGCATGGACGCTAGGAACATCTACATCGTTTGCTGACCTATCGGCTACTGCGCCTATTGCTAAATTCATTACTGTGGTTCGTGATTTTGTGGTTTGTGCCAATACACTAGAAACGACACAACAACAATATCGTGTGCGTTGGTCAGCATTAAATGATGAAACAGATTGGACTGAGAACGTAAACACTCAGTCTGATTATCAGGACATTCCTGATGGTGGACAGATTGTAGGAATCCGTGGTGGTGAGTTTGGTCTTGTTCTTTTAGAGCGAGCAATTCATAGAATGAGTTATGTAGGAACTCCGTTCATTTTCCAGTTTGACAATATCTCTCGTGGCAAGGGATGTATGGTAGCTGGCTCAATTGCACAATACCAAGGTATAACTTTCTTTTTGTCTGACGATGGATTTTATTTGTGTGATGGACAAAACGTCACACCTATTGGCGCAGAAAAAGTAGATAGATTCTTTTTACAAGATGCCTCGGATTCAGACTATGGAACTATGTCTGCTGCCGTTGACCCTATCCGTAAACTTGTAATCTGGAATTACAAATCTGTTAATGGAAACAGGAATGTACTGATTTACAACTTTAAGACGCAAAAGTGGACTTATGGGGATGCAGGTACAGACTACTTGTCTGAAGCCTCTACATCGTCTGTAACGCTTGAGCAATTAGATAGTATCTCTGGTTCTATTGATGCTTTGACCACTTCTTTGGACTCACGTTTGTATGTTGGCGGTAAATACTTTTTGGGTGGTACTTTAGCCACTCGTGTGATGAGTTTTACAGGTGCTAACCAAACAGCCGTAATTTCTACTGGTGACTTGGACATTGGTGCTAACTCAGTAGTAACCCTAGCTAGACCTATTGTTGACAATGGCTCTGCGACTGTGGCTATTGCCTCTCGTACATTGCTAAACCAAGGTGTAAGTTTTAATACTGCCGTGGCTGCTAGTTCCGAGAATCGTGTTCCCTTAAGAAGCGCAGGTAGGTATCACAGACTCAAAGTGACTCCTACTGGTGCTAACTGGAATAACGCTATCTCCGTGGATGTGGATGTAACTCCACAAGGGGTTCGCTGATGTTTAGAAGCCTACCTGCGTTTGGTGGTGACCAGAGGGCAGTAGCTGAAGTCGTCCGTGGCATCATGGACGGAAAGACTAATAACACAGGGACTTTGACTCTGGCAACTGGTGGTGCTACAAGTACCACTTTGACAGACAGAAGGATTGGCCCAGAAAGCGTAATCCTATTTGTTCCTATCTCTAGTGCTTCTTATGCTGATTACACCCCATATGGGGCTTTCCAGAGCGTTGTTGACCAGACTTTAGCTGCGGCAAATACTGCCTATGCAATGACTTTAGACACTACAGACGTTTCTAATGGAATAACTTTAAGCAATAGTTCTAGGATAAATATTAAAAACGCAGGAGTTTATAACTTCCAATGGTCTGGGCAGTTTCAAAATACAGATACTCAAGAGCATGATGTAAGCGTTTGGTTGCGTAAAAATGGCACTAATATTGTTGGCTCTACTGGTCTTATTGGTGTTCCTAGTTCTCATGGTGGAATTGATGGGCATACAGTTGTCGGATGGAACTACTTTTTAGACCTAGCGGCTAATGATTACATTGAGTTATATTGGTCTGCACCAAGTACCAATGTTTCCTTACAGTTTTATGCTGCTGGAACAAGCCCTACTAGACCTACTACAGCGTCTTTAATTGCCACAATGAACTTTGTTTCAGTAAATTCATTGACAAACATCTATGCTAGTTCTCAAGGACAGGGTACGGCTACGATTAGCCACTTTGCCAATTCAACGGCTAATAAGACGTATCGGTATGCAATTATTGGTTGATTTTAATAATTTATGTATAATGGATTCTATGGATGACCCATCTTGGAATCCGAACTTTTAGGAGTAAAAGATGGGAACTACTACCACATCACAAATTGACCCAACAATCCAACCTTTTCTAGGTTATGGATTACAGCAAGCACAGCAGTTGTATCAGGGCGGTGGCCCTCAATACTATGGTGGTCAAACCTACGTTTCTCCATCCACTACCACTCAGACAGGATTACAGGCTTTAGAGGCTCGTGCTTCTTTGGGTAACCCACTACTACAGTCTGCACAGAATCAACTCCAGAACACAGTTTCTGGTGGCTTCTTGGGTGGTAATCCATTCTTTCAAGGTGCGTTTCAACCTGCTGCTCGTGCTGCTGAGACTCAGTTTAAAACGACTTTAGGCGACATTGCATCTAAATCTAGTCTAGCAGGACGTTATGGCTCTGGTGCTATGGGTTCTTTGCAAGACAGGGCTACTGGTCAGTTTGGTCAACAATTGGCTAATACTGCTGGACAACTGGCTTACCAGAACTATGCTGATGAGCGAGCAAGACAACAAGCCGCTACGATGGCTGCGCCTCAAATGGCTGGTGCTGACTATCAAGACATTCAGCAAATGTTGCAAGCAGGTCAAATGCGTGAAGGCTATCAAGGTCAGCAAATGCAATCTGACATTGCTAAGTTTAACTTCCTGCAAAACCAACCACAACAGAACTTGCAGAACTATCTATCATTGGTCTATGGGAATCCATTAGGACGAGTTGGACAGACTACCGCTAGTGGAACGCAAGACACATCTATGTTACAAAATGTGCTTGGTTTGGCTGCTGTTGGTGGTGGACTATATAAGAATCTAGGTGGTAATTGGCTTAGTAATTGGGGTGGTTCAAATGCTGACGCTGTAATCAATCCTTACTTTCAAGTAGGTTAAATATGGCTGGACTATTAGACATTTTTGGTACTGGTGGCTCAAGCACTATGGGTCTTCTGGGTATGTCTCCAGAGGACATTACTCGTAATCGTGACGATGCCCAAGCACAAGCACTCTATGCTTTAGCAGGACGTTTGTTCCAAGGCGGTAACACAGGGCAATCTATTGCTGAAGGCTTGCAACTTGGTCAGAAAGCCTATAAGGGCGGTATGAAGGATGTAATGCAAGAACAATTGCAGACATACCAACTGCAAGAATTATTGCGTAAGCGTAAGCAAGAAGAACAAATGCGTCAACTTGCGCCTCAAATCTTTAGCACTACAACTACGCCAGAACAAGTAACTTTCCAAGGTCAACCAAGCCAATTCCCTGCTCGTGATGAGGAGGGTAATTTAATGCCTGATATGGCTGTAAAACCTGCTCAGACTACACGCACCATTGACCCTAACAAGTTACAAGCCTTAGCTATGTTGTCAAATGACCCAATAGCGTCATTGTCGCAAATGGCTAAACTTGTTCCTGACTTGCGTAAAGCAGGGTTTCTTGGTGCTGGTGGTCAAGAAGACAATCCGTTTTTACAGTTTACAACTGACCCAACTATCCCTACACATCTTAAAAATCTTGCTACTCAGTATGCGACTAGCTTTAATAAAGGTCTGATTGACCCTGAGAAAGCTGACCAACGAGCAAAAGAAATTACTGATGCTATATTTAGAAGTCAAACTTTCCAACAATCTCAAGATACTATTAAAGCGGCACAAGCACAAACCCAAGCATTTCAAACAGCAATGATTGACTTAAAGGAAAAAGGACAACAAGACTCTGCTGAATACAAGCAATTGCAAGCACAAAATACTGCTACATTGTTGGCACTTAAAACAGCAACAGAAGCTAATAAGCCAGAACAATTCTCTTATGCTCAGAAGAAAGAGTTGGATATTCTTAACAAAGAGAAATCAGAAGCTAATAAAGCTGATGATATGGCTAGTGCTGCAATGAGAGCTTCGCCATTATTAGACCAAGCATATGGTACAAAATTTGAAGCTGGTGTTAAGGGTGTTGGGGCAGCATTTGGCATTAGTTCAGATGCTAAAGATGCAAATGATAAATTAAAAACAATAGCACAGACATTAGTTTTGAACTCTCCTAAACTTGGTGGTAGTACGTCAAATGCTGATGCAGAACGATATGATAAAGCTGCTGGTTCTTTAGATAACCCATCAGTTTCATTGGAGGCTAAAAAATCTGCTTTGAAAGAAATTATTTATTTAAGTGAAAAGAAAAAAGCATACGCTGAACAGGCTGAAAACTATTTCTACGAAAACAATAAGAGTTTGCGTGGATTTAAGTTTATTCCTCCTCCAGACCCATTTGCAAAAGCAAATAATCCATACAGAAGGTAAATATGGAAAAGCCAACGGCAAAAGATATTGCTTATTTAAAAGCACATCCAGAGACTGCATCACAATTTGATGAAGTTTTTGGTAAAGGCTTGGCTGCAAGATTAGTGCCTCAGAGTGCTGATTCTGCAACTTTTGGCTACTATCCACAGATGGGTAGCAAAAGAGCAGGTAAATCTGAGGATTCATCTGTTAAATATGCGGGTGCTGCGACTCGTGGCTTAGCCCCTCCTTTGATTGGTGCTGCTGCGCTTACTCCGCTAGGCCCATACGGACAACTTGCAGGTTCTATGGCTGTTCCAGTTGGTGATGCACTTAATGCACTTATCAACATGATTCTTATTGGTGGTGAACAACTTACAGGTAAGGATTTACCTCGTTTGCAGATGTTGTCTAAAACAGTCCAAGACGCTATGACAAGCGCAGGGGTAGCAAAGCCTGAGACAACTGGTCAGCGCATGGTAGAAGCTGGTTTTGGGGCTTTAGGCGGTACAGGCGCAGCAGTTTCATCATTGCCAAACATTGCTCGACAAGCAACTACGCCTATAACACGAGAGATGGCTACTCGTATGGCTGTTAATCCTGCACAACAATTAGCGACTGCTGTACCTGCTGGCGCAACAAGCCAATTTGTTGCAGAAAAAGCACAACCCATTGTTGGTGATATTCCAGCTAGTGTTTTAGGTTTGGTTGCTGGTGTTCCAGTAGGTGCTATGGGTATGCAAACTAAGGCAAGACCTGTAGAGCCTTTGACGTTTGCTGAACAACGTAATGCTGCTATGGCTGGCAAGGCTAAAGTTCTTGGATTTACTGATGAGTTAGGGTTAACTCCTGCTCAAGCTGGCGCAGGTAAAACTGCTCAATTGTTTGAGGCTGTTGCTTCTACATTGCCATTCTCATCTTCTCAGTTTACCAAGAAGTTTAATCTTCAATCAGACTATGCTGAGAAGGTTCTAAATCAAATTGCTAATATGTTTGGTGGTATGCCAAGCGCACCTGATGTAGCATTTTCTGGTGGTGCAAAAGCCGTTAAACAAGCTGCTGAAACTAACGTAAATAATATTGGTGAAGCAATTAAAAAAATCTCATCTCAATCTGATATTGTTTTAGCTGAAGTTCCTAACTTTAAAAACAACATCTTGCAAGCAAGAAAATTATTGGAATCTTTACCTCCTTCTGAGAGACAAGATAGACGATTAAAAGGTTTTGAAGAATTCTACTTTGGTGCTAAAAATGAAGCATTAGAGAAACAAGTTCAAGCAGCGTTAGATGAGGCTGGTTTAAAACCAACAAATCCTAACTACAAACAGTTTGGTGACAAGATTCGTCAAGAGTTAATTAACTCTGGTACGCCTGAATATTCATTCCAAGGATATGAGCAAAAAGGCTACATTTCTGGTGCTGACTACCAAGACCAACGCAAAATGTTTTCTGACTTAGCTTATGAAAATCGTGGCAGAAAAATGGGTGAAGCGTTTAGAAAGTTACGAGATACGTTAGATGATGCACGAGACATTACATTTAAAAACCAAGGTCTTGATGATGATTTAACAAAGTTAAAAGCATTACGTTCATCTTATGGTGAAGCAACTAACTTAAATCAGCGTTTTTCAAATGCTAAAGATGAAACCATTGTTAAAACAATAGCAAACAATGAGAGTGGTGCTGCTGAAAAGATTATTCCTCTATTAGATGAAGAAGGTAAATTGATGTTGGCTCGTGGTGTATTGGCTGACATTAAACTAGGCTCTTTAAACAATGCAGGTGATTTGGACATTACCAAGTTTGGTAAAAATATCATTAAGACTGACGAAAGGTCACCTTCTACATTGCCAAGCATCTTTGGACAAGAGCCAGCAAGCACAATGGTAGCTTTGGCTGATGTTGCTCAGTCTGCTTTGAAACCTAAAATTGGAAGTAGCTTTACAACAGAGCGAGCAACAATGAAGGATATGCTTACATCAGGCCCTGCCAAGGTTGCTGCCATCTTAGGCGGGACTAGCACTATGGGCGTTCCATTGGCGGCTGGTGCTGCTAGTTTAGGTCTATCTCCTATATTAACAAAAGCATATTTAAACCCTGCTGTTCAGAACTTTTATCAGCGTATGAACATTACAGAGCCATTGTTAAACTACATGGCTTCACCAGCAGAGGCTACTCAGATGTTTGCTGCTTCACCACAAGGTTTATTGGGTCTTGCGCCTGATTTACGCTATAAAATTGACCTAACTGGAATGGCTAACCCCGACTAAGGACTGATATGCCCAAGACAAAGATTAGTGAATTTAGCGCAACCCCTGCTAATAACACAGACATAGACTCGATTAACATTGCTGAAGGATGCGCTCCTTCTGGCATTAACGATGCTATCCGTGAGTTGATGGCTCAACTGAAGGACTTTCAGACAGGTGCTGTTGGCGACTCGTTTAACGGCCCTATCGGTGCTACCACAGCCTCCACAGGTGCGTTTACCACTCTGTCAGCATCTAGCACGACTACTCTGTCTGGTTTAACTGCCTCGACTGCTTTAGCGTTAGATGCTAGTAAGAACGTAGTCTCTGTAACTAATACAGGTACTGGTAACAACGTACTGGCTACCTCCCCTACCTTAGTAACCCCCATCCTTGGAACACCAACCAGCGCAACTTTAACGAACGCTACAGGTCTTCCTATCTCTACAGGTGTATCAGGATTAGGAACAGGTGTAGCAACCTTTCTAGCGACTCCTAGTTCAGCTAATCTACGTTCTGCCTTGACAGATGAGACAGGAACAGGCTCTGCTGTTTTTGCGACTTCCCCTACTTTGGTGACTCCAGTATTGGGAACACCTACAAGTGCAACCCTGACCAATGCGACAGGACTTCCTTTAACTACTGGTGTGACAGGAACACTTCCTACTGCCAATGGCGGCACAGGCTTAACATCATTCACATCAGGCGGTGTGGTTTACGCCTCAAGTACAAGTGCATTGGCTACTGGCTCTGCGCTTACTTTTAACGGCACTTCATTAGGTATTGGCTCATCATCTTATGGAGATGCGGGGACTATTACAGCGTCTATTGGTGTTGCGGGAACAACTTCTGGTGGCTTGCAATTGTTTGCAAGTTCTGCACAAGAGCATTTTATTCAATGGGGTGATGCAACATCAGGCTCTGGAACTTACGCAGGTGCAATTGGGTATTCACACGCAAGTGATTACATGAGGTTTTATGTTGCTTCAGCAGAACAAATGCGCCTAACAAGCACATCGCTATACACCGCAAGCGGCATCAATGTGGGTATTGGGACTACAAGTCCTAGTTTCAGACTTCATGCAGTTTCATCTGCGGCTGTTGTTTCTCGTATAGGTTCTTCAGGCGGTTCTGGAGCATTTATAAACTTTATTGATAGTGGAGCATCCCCATCTGTTGCACCATCTGTAGGTGCGATTGGAAATAATTTAGTATTTATGGGCGATGGTTCATCCTCAGAGAGTGCCCGTTTCGACTCCAGCGGTAACTTGCTGGTGGGGAACACAGGTCTTGAAGCCGCAGAAAGATTAAATGTTCGGAGGACAAGTATTGCAACGAGTGCTCTAACCGTAAATGTGGTTAACACAGCGGCAACCAGTTCAACGAGAAATGCTAATTCTCTTATGCGATTAGCATCATATGCAAGCGGAGCAGACTCTAGTCTTCAGTTCACAGATAGCGTAGCAAACAATTATTGGTTTGGTGGAAATAGTGGTGGTGCTTATGTTGTTGCAAATAGTAACGGTGTTCGCCTTTCTAATGGCGGTACATCATGGGCATCAGACTCCGATGAGCGAATAAAGACAGCAATTGTTCCATTTGAAAATGCAATAGAAAAAGTTTGCACACTTCGTTCTGGCACAGGTCGTTATTTGACAGATGATGAATCTGTAAGCCGTTCATTCTTAATTGCTCAAGATGTTCAAGCTGTTCTGCCAGAAGCTGTTGTAACTCAAGATGATGAAATTGGCACATTGAGTTTGGCGTACACAGATGTAATGCCCTTGTTGGTTGCCGCAATTAAAGAACAACAAGCCCTCATCACCCAACTCACCGCCCGTATAACCGCTTTAGAAGGAGCATAAACCATGTCAACAATCGTTTGGAACATCAGCCAATTAGACCGACAAACTTCTGATGGTTTTGTCACCACTGCCCATTGGCAAGCAACTGCTACTGATGGTGATTACACAGCCCAAATCTATTCCACTTGCTCATGGGCTGATGGAACACCTACGATTCCCTATGCAGACCTGACACAAGAAACAGTCCTTAACTGGGTATGGGAATCGGTCGACAAGCAAGCCACAGAAGATGCACTAGCAGCTAACATTGCTTTGCAGAAGAATCCTGTTACGGCTACTGGTACTCCTTGGGGACAAGCATGAATCTGAATTTAGAAACAAACGAAGTCCAATTCATTTTGAATGTATTGGGTGAGATGCCAGCCAAGTCTGGTGTGTGGCCTTTGATTGTTAAGATTAAAGAACAGGCTGAAGCGCAAGTTCCTAAAGAAGCGGAGTGAGTTATGGAAGACCAAGTAACCCACTCGCAAATCTACGAGAGACTGCTTGCAGTTGAATCTAAGGTAGATGAGATAGACAAGAACACAAAAGGTCTTGTAGAGGCTATAAAGGCTCTTGATGGGGCTTTTAAGGTCTTGGGATGGGTTGCCTCTGCTGCTAAACCACTTTTATGGATAGGTGGGTTAATCATGGCGGCTGGTGCTGTTTGGCAGACTTGGATTAAAAAATGATGGATTGGCTAGAAGCTATTGTGGCTCTAGCCTTTCTCTTTTGTTTTGTCATGTTTTGCGCTCATGTCATTCTTTGGGCTATGCCGTGAGATGGATACTAGTGCTATCAATTCTTTTTACATTGGTAGCATCTAGCAAAGAGCAATATCGTTGTGTCAGATGGGCATGGACAGGTGATGTTTACAACCGAAAAGTTGTGTGTCTTGAATGGCAAAAGGTAGATAAGAGATGATAGACCAAGAGACAGTTAAAAAGTTGTTTCACTATGATGCTGAAAGCGGGATGCTACTTTGGCGTAATGGCAATGGGCGCAATGTTAAACCTTGGCAAGAAGTTAAAGCTAAAAATGGTCATGGTTATTACATTGCCAAAATACATGGAAAGTCTTATTTAGCTCATCGACTTGCGTGGCTTTATGTGCATGGAAGTTTTCCAAACAAATATATAGACCATAAAAATAGAGTTAGAAATGACAACAGACTTTGCAATTTGCGTGATGTAAACACAACGGATAATGCACAAAACATTTCATTGCCAAGCCACAACAAAAGCGGGCACATAGGAGTGTCGTGGATTAAAAGTCATAATTGTTGGACTGTATTTGTCAAAGTAAAGAAAAAGAATAAATGGCTCGGTTACTACAAAAATTTGGATGATGCAGTAGTAGCAAGAAAAGCTGGTGAATCCAAGTATTACAACTTACCAGAGATTGCATGATACCCATAGACCCTCTATCCGCCCTTGCTGGCATACAGTCAGCAATTAAAGTAGTCAAGCAAGCCGCACAGGTCGCTCACGATTTAGGCTCTCTTGCGGGTGTTATTGGGAAGCTATTTGATGCCAAGTCTACTGCTACAAAAGCAATGGTTCATGCTAAGAAGTCTGGTGGCTCTAACATGGGTACGGCTATTCAGATTGAGATGGCTTTAGAGCAAGCCAGAGCATTTGAAGAAGAACTTAAGATGTTGTTTATGCAATCTGGAAAGATTGACGTATGGAACAAGATTAAAGAACGAGCGCAGTTGATGGACGTAGAAGATGCTCATGCTGCTAGACAAGCCAAAGAAGAAGCCAAGAAAAAGAAAGAAGAACAAGAGGAACAAATGGCTATTGTTGCGGGTGCTTTTGTGCTGATTTTGTTTGGATTAGCTGTTGCATTTGGCATATCTGAAATTCAAGATATATGTGCTAAAGCTAAATGTGGACGATGAACGAGTATCAAAAAACATTTGATTTGGCTTTAAAAATATTTGTCTACGGATGTGTGGCTCAATATTTTTTAGGCTTTCTAAAATTTCTTCCTAACAATTTGTCGGATAAGATTGTTAATCTCCTACTTGGAAAGATTGGACTCTAATTATGTTTGAAGTATTATCTGGCGGTTTACTAGGCTCTATCTTTGGTGGTGTGTTTCGACTAGCCCCAGAAGTTCTTAAATGGATGGATAAGAAAAACGAGCGTGAGCATGAACTTAATATGTTCAAGTTCCAATGCGACTTGGAAGCCCAACGTGGTCAACAGAAGTTAGCTGAGATTGGCGCACAAAGAGAAGCGGCTATTGACGTAGGGGTCATGGATGCCTTCAACAACGCTATTACACAACAGGCAGAGATGGTTAAAGCCGCAGGTGGATGGGTAGCCTCACTTTCTGCTTCTGTGCGTCCTGTGGTCACTTATTGGGTGCTATTCGTTTGGTCATTTATCCATGTGTGGTTTGCTTGGAACGCATGGCTTTTAGGTGCGCCAGCTACTGAAGTCTTCAAAACAATGATGACACCAGACTTTTCTGCTTTGCTATCAGGAACTATTAACTACTGGTTTCTTGATAGAACTTTGTCTAAGCGTGGAATATGAACTTAGAACTGGCTGCATCTTTATGTAAGCAGTTTGAGGGGTTTAGAAGTAAACCCTACCTTTGTCCTGCTAACGTAGCCACGATTGGTTACGGCTCTACCTACTATGCTAATGGAGTAAAGGTTACTTTAAATGACCCTCCAACGACACAAGAGGAGGCTCATGTTCTTTTAATGCACGAATTGGAACATACCTACCTACAGGGCGTTTTAAGAAACTGCCCTATCCTTATGACTGATGAGCGCAAGTGCAATGCCATTGTGGACTTTTGCTATAACTTAGGTATTGGCAGACTTCAAACATCCACTCTCAAGCGGAAAATCAATGCCCAAGATTGGGAAGGTGCTAAAGAACAACTGATGCTATGGAACAAAGGCGGTGGGAAGGTTCTAGCAGGTTTGACCAAGCGTAGAGTTGCTGAGTGTGCATTGTTAAATTAAAATGTCATAATATCCATATAAGGTGTTGATATGTCTAATATACCTACACCAGAAGACGCAAAACTCTTTGCACAAAGTGTCAGAAAGTGGCAACAAGTGCTGAGTCTTGGGGATTGGAGAATAGAAAAGGGAAGTAAACCTGCCAAGCAAGCAATGGCTTCTGTGGAGTTTAACCAGACTGCTAGATTGGCTACCTATCGACTTGGTGATTTTGGTGCTGAAAAGATAACACCTGATAGCCTAGACAAGACAGCACTACATGAGTTATTGCACATTTTTTTACACGACTTGATGTGTGTAGCGACAGACCCTAAATCTTCAGATGAGGAAATAGAGATGCAAGAGCATAGAGTTATCAACTTGCTAGAAAACTTACTCTCCAAGGATTCCAATGAGTTCACATAATGAAACTTGTACGGATATGGAGTTCATCCAGTTATGGGGTCAACTTCAGTCTGCCACAAAAATAGCTGAACATCTTGGGATACACAATAGGGCGGTTCATCTACGCAGAAGGTGGATTGAAAAACAATACAACGTAGCACTTAGTGCAAGTGACCATCGTGGTGCTTACTACGACAAAAACAGACCCAAATCATTCTCTCCTTTAAAGCAGATAGAACTAGGCATCCTAGACGGAACTGTAATTGTGTTCTCAGATGCTCACTTCATACCTGCACAGCGTACAACAGCGTTTAAAGGGCTTCTATGGGCTATCCAAGAGTTCAAACCCAAAGCAGTAATATGCAATGGTGATGCGTTTGATGGTGCGTCTATATCACGTCACGATATAACTGACCAGCCACAGACTTCTGTTATCCAAGAACTAAAAGCTACGCAAGGTGCGTTGGGTGAGATTGAGGAAACCGCTAAAGCAGCGAGGCACAATGTAAAGTTATGCTTTACATGGGGTAATCACGACATTCGATTTGGCAATCGTTTAGCGCAACACGCACCACAGTTTAAGGATGTTGTCGGGTTTAAGCTGACAGACCATATCCCAGATTGGGACTTCTGTTGGGCAGTATGGCCTACCGATAGCGTCATTGTTAAGCATCGTTACAAAGGTGGTATTCATGCCGCACACAACAATACAGTCAACGCTGGTGTGTCAATCGTAACTGGACACTTGCACTCTTTAAAGGTTACTCCGTTTTCTGACTATAACGGATGTAGATACGGAGTAGATACAGGAACACTTGCTGAGACTGATGGCCCACAATTTACTTATGCTGAGATAAACCCTAGTAATCACAGGTCAGGCTTTGCGGTGCTGAACTTCTTTAATGGACACTTATTGTTGCCAGAGTTGGCTCAGAAATTTGATGAAGACCAAATAATGTTTAGGGGTGAAGTCATTGATGTAGGTGCATTTTGAGTGCTTGGCTCATTATTCTGACAGGGGCAATCTACGCCTACATTGCTGGTGAGCAGCTTTGGAAAGATAACCCGCACATGGCTATTGTTTATGCAGGTTATGCTTTTTCAAACGTGGGTCTTTACCTGTTGGCTAAGTAGTATCTCTTTGGAAGACTCCGTTAGGCAATAGTATGCCCTTGCGATTCTTAATCTGGTCATACGCAACTTCCATGCAGTTTACTAGGTTTATGTCTTGCAGCACACAATAATTGATAAGACAGACCATAACATCCCCTACTGCGTCTATGACTGCTTCCTTATCGTGCTTGATGGTTGCGTCAGCTAGTTCACCCATCTCTGAGACTGCTTTGAGTAGCTGAGACTCTGGGTTGCTATTAGGAATAATCTTTCGAGCTTCTGCCCATTGGATTATCAACATTTCAATGTGTGCGTATGATGACATAACTATCCTTTCGAGTTTGCAAATTCGTACCACATGACATAAAAGTCTTTTAAGTAATCAAGACCTTCTCCTATCTTGACGCACTTACCCAGAACAACTTGGAACACATCTCCAACTTCTGTTTCTCCGTCTGTGTTACCAATGATGACTAACACAGTAAATTTAGGTACTTGAGCAAAAGCCTTGAGTAGCAATTGCTGACCAGTAGCCATATTCTCATTAGGTTTCTTCCACTCTCCGATTAGGAAGTGTCCCTTCCTCTCGCAAATCATGTCTATGTTGCTAGGCAAGAAATGCGAGTTACTAGGAATCAACCCTTGGAAATCACGGAAGTCCGTATGAGTTGCATACGGATTTCTCATACTGGTGATGGTACTCATTGCTCGTCCGCAAGCTGAAAAAGCCTTTGCACAACTTTCCCATCGTAATCAGAACGGAATTTCCGAATCATCAAACTCAGCCTTTTTAGGCTTTGTTGGCTTGTTTAAAGAAGCATCAGCGTTCTTATTCTTGATAGACAGGGACATAAACTTCTGTCCATCCTTGCTTACTTTAATCCAAGCAGATAGCCAGAATTCTACCCCATCTACATTTAACGAGCCTTTGTAATCAGGAAACTTGGCATCGTCTTTCCTGTCGTTCTTGAATAAACTTCCTCTATTATTGTTATCGTATTCCATGATTAACCTTTCGCTTTCTTAATTGCGCTTCTTACATTACTTGGCATCAAGCCCCACAAAGCTACCTTCTGGTCAGCCTCTAGGTTTTCTTGTTCCAATCTTACCCAAGCTGCCTTGGGGTCTTTCTCACAAGTAGCAATTAGTTCAACTGCTAACTCGTCAAGATACTTTAGTATTTCAATAGGTAACTCATCTCGGATGCCTTGTGCTGGCGTGATGATTACTTTCTCTGGCTGACTATCTTCTTCTGGTAAATCTTCACCAGCGTAGATGTACAGAGAAAGCCCATGCAAGCTAAGTGCTTTGGTCATACAGCGCATGATGGCTGTGTTAACCGCAAACGCATCACACTCAACCCGATACTCTTTGCCATACTTAGAGACTGCTGTATAACCCTTTAAAGGGATTGCTTTATTGCCCGAATCCATTACTGGTAACTGGCAAGTCATTGGCTTGTCAAACATGGTAACTGTCACCCAAACCATTGCTGTGCCATTGATTTCCATGTAGCACTTGCCATCAAACATTTCTACCTTGAAGGTAGCTTTAGGGTCTGCTTTGAGTGCTTCAGCCCATGCCCATGCCCATGACAGATAGGATAGACCATTCTTCTTTTCAATATGCTCATTAACATTCGTCTTGAGTAGTGCTTCTATTGACATTTTATTTTCCTTCACTTAAATATTCTTCAATTAGGGCTTCTTTGTCTTCCTCGTATAAATCCTCGAAAGGTACGAAGTGGTTTTCATGGCAGCAAGTGTATTTGCTACCCTTAGTTTCAGCGCAGTAACAGCAGTAATCGTCATGCGACAAGTCTTTGATAGCGTCTTGTCTGGTCATTGGATTCTTTCGATAGGCTTTGCTACAAGCCATTTATCACCCAACTGGCGTACTGACTTCACCCATTGCTTTTGATAGCTTCTGATGACCTGTGGAGGGGCATCGTAGGTAGCAAATATCCTACGGACATGGATTAGGTAGTGTGTGTTCATTATCCTCTCCATGCCAAGAGGACACCAATACCGCCAAAGATAACAATGGCTAACACATACTCAACTAGCGTTTGAATAATCTTACTTTTCATCTTGATTTCCTTAAAAATACCCACTTACGTTTTGTTGTGGGCTGATTGGAGTATAGCAAACTAAACAGACAGGTCAACAATTATTTTCTAGGTGCTTTCCCTAAGTCAACATTTTGTTGATTTTGCTATACTTCTTGGATGGACAAACAAACCGCTATCACACTTGCTGGCTCACAGAGTGAGCTTGCTAGAATCCTTGGCATAACTAGGGCTGCTGTCTTTTTATGGAAGAAAGTTCCCCAGTTACGCATTTATCAACTAAAAGAACTCAGACCAGAGTGGTTCAAATGACACAAGAAGCAGTTATCAGAGCATTACAGAACGGCCCACTTACATCCTACCAATTAGAGGATTTAACTGGCATCCCAAGACTATCTATTGCAGCTTGTTGCACAAAAATGCGCTATAAAAAGAAACTAAAGATTGAAAAGGTCAAGATGGGGCGTTCTTGGGTTTCTCAGTACACGCTAGAGCCACATATGATTGAGGCTCAAAAAGCCGCCAATGATGAGCCTTACAACAAGCTAAATCCCTTTGACATTCGTAACGCCCAAGGCATCTTTACTAAAGCTGAGTATGCGGTAATGAACGCACAGGCTAAAAGACTGCTTGGCAAATCTTTTTCACAAGAAATAACCAACAATCAGTTTATTTGATACAATGTTTTGAAACACGGCTAGTTCGGACTAATTACCCGATACGAAAAGAGAAGTCTCCCCTCCTGCCGCAGTTTCTTTTCTGGGAGAATTGGAACAAGAGACAATCATGCTATTACAGCCAAAGAATTGGGCAGTCTTTCAACATTACAAAGACAGATGCCCTCCGTGGATAAAACTTCATCGTGACCTGTTAAACGACAGAGCTTTCATGCGCTTGCCTATTGCTAGCAAAGCGATAGCACCTATGCTCTGGTTGCTTGCAAGTGAGTCAAAAGATGGTGTTTTTGATGGCTCACTAGATGAGCTAGTCTTTCGATTGCACATTACCAAAAAAGAATATCAGGATGGACTTAAACCATTGATTGATAACGACTTTTTCATACTTGTTAGCGGAGTGCTAGCAGAACGCAAGCAAAGTGCTATCCCAGAGACAGAGACAGAGACAGAGACAGAGAGAGAGGGAGAGACAGAGACAGATACGCCAGAAGGCGTTTCAATTGAAGTTTGGGATTCTTTTGTCAAACAGAGAAAAGCACGAAAGGCTCAGATTACTGAACGAGTAATGAAGTCAATCCGAGAGCAAGCAAAAATTGCGGGTTGGACTCTGGATAACGCTTTAAACGAAATTGTTGTTCGTAACTGGCAAACATTTAAAGCTGAGTGGGTTGCTGTCAAACCAAACCCTGCCGATAGAGTAAGGCTCACAGTTGCGCCATCAAATGAGCCTGACCCTGCCCTCACAAAGATTATTGAGGATGCAAAAAAGGCTGCACCAATGCCAGAAAGTTTTAGACAGTTTGCCAAGCAAGTGAGAAAAGCATGAAAGACTTATTTGGTGACGAAGAATTTAATTGGGAAAAGGAGTGGCAAGGTATGCCTGAGTTTGTCCAAGAAGACTTGACTGAGATACACAGCATTACTGTCCACTTCCTGACAACAGAAGACATGATTAAGTTTTCTGAGTTGATTGGCAGAAATATCACATTTACAACCAAGAGTGTTTTGTTTCCAGTAACCCAGACAGAAAAAAAGGTGTGGATAGATGAATCCTAAACACCCTGTTTACATTGTCTCAAAAGGCAGATGGGAATCCAGACTGACAAGCAAAGCATTTGAAGAAATGCAAGTTCCGTACTTTATCGTTATTGAGGAACAAGAGTACGACAACTATGCGTCAGTTATTTCGCCAGAGAAAATCTTAATCCTTGATAAACAATATTTGCGTGATTACGATACTTGCGACTCGTTGGGTAACTCTCTCGGGGTTGGGCCTGGCGCAGCAAGGAACTTCTGCTGGCAGCACTCCATCTCTATCGGTGCATCTTGGCATTGGGTACTAGACGATAACATTGATGGCTTCTGTCGCCTAAACCGCAACGAGCGTCACAAAGTTTCTTCTGGGACTATCTTCCGCATTGCAGAGGACTTTGTTGAGCGTTACGAGAATGTCTCTCAGGCAGGGTTTGAATATCGCTTCTTTGCTGGTGGCAGCAGACGCAAGAAACCTGCTTTCCGACTGAACACAAGGATTTACTCTTGCATCTTGAACAGAAACGATGTTCCTTATCGTTGGCGTGGTAGATACAACGAAGACACAGACCTTTCCTTGAGGATGCTCAAAGATGGCTGGTGTACTGTTTTGTTTCAATGCTTCCTACAAAACAAAGCTGCTACACAAACTGTCAAAGGCGGTAACACAGCAGAGTTTTACGAAAAAGAAGGAACACTTCCGAAATCACAGATGCTGGTTGACTTGCACCCAGATGTTTCAAGATTAGCCTTTCGTTATGGCAGACACCATCATCACGTTGACTACAGCGTTTTCCAGAAAAACCAGTTGGTCAAAAAAGCAGGGATTGTTATTCCGCAGGGTGTTAATAACTATGGGATGAAACTTGCATGAATTTTCAATGGGACATAGATGACTTCAGAAGAATTAGAACACTTCAAAAACTGCGAAGCCCAAGAGTGGATACGCAGGTACAACCAAAAGAGATTGACGATTGGCTCAAGCAAAGCGTTGCTCTGGTGGAAGGGTGTGTGCGTGGACTTGGAACGAATCAGAGGAAAGTCAGATACTTTGCTTTTGAGGGACAGAATGAACAAACTAAGGAATAACAAATGACATTCATAGTGACATTCAAAGTTGAAGGTAATCCTGTTGGCAAACAAAGAGCAAGGTATGCCAAGCGTGGCAACTTTGTTCAAGCCTACACTCCTGAGAAAACCAGAAGCTACGAAACGCTTATCAAGGAATCTGCCAAACAAGCAATGGGAAGTTCCGAGCCATTAGAAACCCCTGTATCGCTTTATCTGTACATCAGAGTACCAATTCCTAAGTCATGCACTAAAAAACGCTTGGAGGCTATCCAAAATGGCTTAGAGAAGCCAATTAAGAAGCCAGATGCGTCCAACATTTTAAAAAGTGTAGAAGATGGGATGAATTCTGTGGTTTACAAGGATGATTCTCAAATCGTCAACTTCCATGTAAGTAAGGTTTATTCAACTCAAGCAGGTGTAGATATTTGCGTCAAGGAGTGTCTGGAATGAAAGCCCCTTACAAAGCCATTGAGTTCATTATGGAAAACTCAAGTAAGTTTGGTGAGGCTAAGTCACAAAGAATTTACTTAGAGTGTTTCTTAAAAACAAAAAAAGCCTTGCTAATGAAGGAAGCCCTAGAGATGGGGTTTGAAAGTGCTGTTGCCCAAGAAAGAGAAGCCTATGCCAGCGTTGACTACCAATTGTTGTTAAAAGGATTACAGGTAGCCATTGAAAAAGAAGAAACTCTTAAATGGATGCTAGTGGCTGCCCAGATGAAAGCAGATATATGGCGGTCTGAGCAAGCAAGTGAGCGTCTTGGCGTAAAAACTACGGAGTAGGTATAAACACCTAGTAAATACTTTGTTTAGTTTGCTATACTCACGTCAGCCCAAGAAATTCTCAAGGGTACTTTTAAGGAATACAAAATGAAATACGAATTTGACACAACAACTGGCGAAGGTTCTGTAATCGTTACTGTCGTGATGACTTACGAGCAGGACGAAGAAGGAACTTATAACGAGAACATTGATGAAGTCTGGTTTGAAGGACGTAACGTCATGGGCATCTTTACTGACGTACAGTTTAAAGAATTAGAGATGGAAGGCACAATGAGACTGACCAGCCACTTACTCGCTGAATCTGACCATGCCAAAACGATTGCTTATGACCATGACTAGAGAAGAAATTAAACGCATAGCCCTAGAAGTTGGTTTCGATGATGGCGAAGTTAACACTTGTCAATTGATGCTTGAACGCTTTGCCTATCTGGTTGCTCAACAAGAGCGTGAGCGCATTAAACAAGCCAATGCTCCAGAGATTGAGCGTATCAATGCCCATATTAAACAACTAGAAGCCTTGGCACATCCAGAGCAAGAGCCTGTGGCGTGGATTAGCCCCAAAGAACTTTTGGTAATGCGTGGCAATGCGTATGCGGGTGCAAAAGATTGGCGTGTAAACCTTGGGCTTGAACCCGAAGAAGGTGACGTTGGTTTATACATCACCCCACCACAGCGCACATGGGTTGGGCTGACTCTTGATGAACGCATAGAACTTGCTCAAGATGTTGATTGGGCTATTGGTGCTTATTGTGAATACGCTGAAAAGATTGAAGCCAAACTAAGGAGTAAAAATGAAAGTAAGAATTAGAAAAGACGCTGATGGCGCATGGAGTGTCGAGACTAAAAAATGGTACGAGTTTGAATGGACTTATCGCAAATGTATGCTTGGTGATGACGCAGAGAAAAGAGCATTGGAATATGCTCGTCTGTTGTTAAACCCTGTAATCATAGAAATTACATGAACAACAGACCCAATAACAAGGAACGACTCCACTTGGCAAAGATTAAGGAAATGCCTTGTGGGGTCTGTGATGCTTCTCCTCCTAGTGATGCACACCATATTGTTCAGCATAACCAATACTTATGTATTCCTTTATGCAAAGACTGTCACCAAGGCCCACACAATGGGATACATGGGTCAGCTAGGATATGGTCTGTTTACAAGCAAGATGAAATGTCGGTATTAAATGAAACACTTGCAAAACTTTTCAGATAGAATGGACGCACTCAGTTGCCATTGAGACTTTAGAGGGACTTGTTCCCTCTTTTTTTTTATGAGATAATAAATAAACTCCATAGGGATAACCATGTCTGGTTTACTTGAGCCATCCGTAAAAATTGAGATTGAGATACAAAGCCAAGAGAAAAAAGGCGAAGCGTGTCCAGTTGCCACAGGTGACGTAGAAGTCAATCTTGAGTGTCGCCAGAAGGCTATCGACAAGGCTAACTATGGCCCAATGAATCCCAACGAAGCAAACGCTGGCTACTGGCGTGAAGTCTCTAAAGTATGGCGAAACTCTCCAGAACAGGCTAAAAAGTCTCGTTGCGGTAACTGCGCTGCTTTTATCCAAACCACTAAGATGCTAGATTGCATTGAATCAGGCTTAAAAACTGGTGATACAGAAGCTGACGCATGGGCAGTTATTGATGCTGGAGACTTAGGTTACTGCGAGATTTGGGACTTTAAGTGTGCTGCCAAACGTACTTGCACAGCTTGGGTAACTGGAGGCCCGATTACTGACGATTCCGAGAAAATGTCTGGCGATATGGAGGAAGAAAATGGGGACGACTAATATGCAAGCGGCTGAGATGATGGGACTTTATCCTAAACTCACAGCCAAAAAGAAACCTGCGCCTAAACCCATGCCTGTCAGGGGTGAGAGAACTGCTAAAAACGCACAGAAAAAGGCTAAAAAATGAGTGGCTTGTACGAAAACATCCACAAAAAGCAGAAGCGTATTGAAGCGCAAAAGGCTGCTGGTAAAACTCCAGAGCGTATGCGTAAGGTAGGCTCGAAGGGTGCGCCAACTGCGGATGCGTTTAAGCAAGCGGCTAAGACTGCTAAAAAGAAATGATTAAACGAGGCTCTGAGCAGTTTTCTGGCTATAACAAGCCTAAGAAGACTCCTGACCATCCTACTAAGTCTCACGCTGTTTTAGCGAAGTCTGGTGAGGATGTGAAGCTAATTCGCTTTGGTCAACAGGGTGTAAAGGGTTCTCCTGATGGCACGAAGCGTAACGAAGCGTTCAAGGCTCGTCATGCTGAGAACATTGCCAAGGGTAAGATGAGTGCAGCATATTGGGCTAACAAGGTTAAATGGTGACTAACATGAAAATGACAAAAGTAGGTCAGAAAAAAGTTGGCAAAGTAATGGGTGAGTACAAAGAAGGTACTCTGCACTCTGGCAAAGGTGGTAAGGTTGTAAAAAACCCAAAGCAAGCCATTGCTATTGCTATGGCAGAAGCAGCTAAGAAAATGGGTAGAATGAAATAAAACCTTGGCTAGTGGTATAAACTAGCCTTTTAACTTCACCAACCCGAAAGGGAGTGATACAACATGACACAAAATCGTAAATTAGAATGGCGTTCAGTATCAACATTGATTCCATACGCTAGGAACTCACGGACTCATTCTGATGAACAGATTGCCCAGATAGCAGCAAGCATTAAAGAGTTTGGGTGGACTAACCCGATTCTTGTTGATGGCGACAACGGCATCATTGCAGGTCATGGCAGACTTTCTGCTGCTCGTAAGCTAGGACATGAGGAAGTTCCAGTTATTGAGTTAAAAGACCTAACCGAGACCCAACGCAAGGCTTACATCATTGCCGACAACCGCCTAGCCCTAAACGCAGGGTGGGACAATGAAATGCTGACCATTGAGTTAAACGACTTATTGGCTGACAACTTTGCTTTGGATATATTAGGTTTTGACCCTAAAGAGTTAGCCGCACTACTTGAGCCAGAAATGGTGGTAGGGTTTACAGATGAGAACGATGTTCCTGATATACCTGACGAGCCAATTACCAAGTTAGGCGACATTTACCAATTAGGCAACCATCGATTGATGTGTGGGGACTCCACTAGCATTGACGCTGTGGATAAGTTGATGCCTGAGACAGCAAACATGATTTTTACTGACCCACCTTATTTGATGGACTTTACTGGTGGTATTCATGGCGATGGCTCTAAATCATTTAATGCTAAACATGGAAGCATTAAAAACGACAAAATGTCAGACAAAGAAGGCAATGACTTTCTGGATGCAATTAACAGCGTAATTACATCTAAAGTAGATGGTGCTTTTTACATAACATTTTATCGCTTAGGCATAAACAAATACTTTGCCAGTATGGAAAGAACAGGACTTAAATGCCGTTCTTTGGTTATCTGGGACAAGGGAAACCATACTTTAAGCAATAGCGATTACATGAGCATGTATGAACCTATGTTTTATGGGTGGGTAAACAACCACAAGTTTTATGGTGGCAAGAACGGAATGGACATTTGGCGTATCAAAAGAACCGCCAAAAATGATTTACACCCAACTATGAAGCCTGTCGAACTTGTCGAAAAAGCAGTTTTAGATGGTAGTGCCATAAATGGAATTGTTTTAGATTTGTTTGGTGGTAGCGGTACAACCATTATTGCATGCGAAAAACATAACCGACATTCCCGAATAATGGAACTAGACCCCAAGTATTGCGATGTCATAGTAAAACGATGGGAAGAATTTACAGGTAAAAAAGCTATGTTAGTAAACGCTAACAATGAACCTTCGGAGATATAAAATGCAACAGGGCAAAAAATATGAGCCGACTGATGAGAACAAGAAGCTAGTAAAGACTTTGGCTGCTGTAGGCATTACCTTTGAAGATATAGCTACCAAGCTAGAGATTAGTTCCGATACGCTAGTGAAGTATTACAAAAAGGAACTTGATGATGGGCGCATCGATGCTAACGCTAGTATTGGACAGACCTTGTTCCAACAGGCTAAGAACGGCAATACTGCTGCTGCTATCTTCTGGTTAAAGACTAGGGCTAGATGGAAAGAAACCCATGCCGTAGAGCATAGTGGGCCAGAAGGTTCTGAACTGGTAATTAAATGGCAGAGTTAATAATTCCTTATAAACCAAGGGAACACCAGTTAAAGGTGCATGATTTACTGGTAGGCAAACGCTTTGCGGTAGTGGTTGCTCACAGGCGGTTTGGCAAGACTGTTGCAGCGTTAAATCATTTAATCCGTGAATCGTTGCTTAACCAAAAAGAAGCCCCAAGGTACGCCTATATAGCCCCGACCTACGGACAAGCCAAGCGAGTGGCATGGGACTACCTTGTTAAATACGCAGAACCTCTAGGCGGTACAACAAACATCTCGGAACTTAGGGTGGATTTTTGGGGTAGGCGCATTCAGTTGTATGGCTCTGACAATCCCGATTCACTTCGTGGTCAGTATTTTGATGGGGTCATACTAGATGAAATTGGCGACCAAAACCCTAAGATATGGACAGACATATGCAGACCCGCCTTGGTTGACAGACAGGGCTGGTGCTTGTTCATTGGTACACCCAAAGGACACAACCACTTCAAAGAGTTGCGAGACAGGGCAGAGAAAGAAGAAGGATGGGGTCTGTTGGAGTTTAAAGCCTCTGAGACAGGGGTAGTAGATGAGACAGAACTGAAGGCAGCTAAGAATGAGATGGGTGAAGACAAGTACAGGCAAGAGTTTGAGTGTAGTTTTGACGCTGCTGTAGAGGGTTCTTACTATGGTCAAATGCTCAACGAGTTAGAAGAAAAGAAGCATATGCAAGAGATTCCCAGAGAGGAATTGAGTAGAACTTTTACTGCTTGGGACTTGGGTATGGGTGACTCTACATCTATCTGGGTGGCTCAGTTGGTTGGTACTGAGGTCAGATTACTTGACTACTACGAGAATCATGGGGTGGGTTTAGACCATTACGTTAAGTGGATTAAAGATAACGACTACTCAAAAGCAGAGCATA